TGGACAGACTATAAGTGCAGACATAACAATCAGTTCAACAACGAATGGATTATCAGCAGGTCCTATAACACAATCAGCGACAGTTACTGTTAATGGTTATTGGAGTATCGTATGACAAGTCAATTAAATGTAGATGATATAAGACCAAAAGCAGGAAGTGGCTCTATATCTTTAGCTTTTTATGCAGAAGCTGCAAGTCAATATACTATAACAGCAAACACATATGTTCAAAATACTGTTTTAACCGACAACGAAATAGATACTCATAGTGCTTTTGCTTCATCAAAATTTACTGTTCCAACAGATTATGCAGGGTTATATATGCTTTACTATGTAGCATACATAGATTTTGATGGAATAGGAGATGATGGTAAATTTGCTAGGTCTGCTATTTACAAAAATGGAGTTGCTATAGCAAATCACGATATAACAGATAATTCTGCTGCTGACATACTGTCAGTTAGTGTGGCTGTTTCAACAATGGCTAATTTATCTGCAGGAGATGAAATAACATTTTATAACAGAGCATCAGATGCAAGTGGTTCTAATCCTACTGTTCAAGGTAATAATATATCTGGTGGTTATACTTTTTGTTATGGATATAGGATTGTATAAGGATTTATAATGGCAAGTGAACTTAAAGTAGATAAATTTACAGGTGTAACCACAGCAGGTTCTATTGATGTTACAGGTGAAGGCAATAGTACAACAACTAATCTGCAACAAGGGTTGTGTAAAGCATGGATGTCTTTGAATGGGTCAAGCACTATAGCACTTCACGACTCTTTTAATACTGCATCTACAACAGATAATGGAAGTGGAGACTATACTCAGACCTATACTAATGCTATGAACAATGATGATTATTCAGTTGTAGGCTCAGTTAGGGCCCAAAGCTCAAGCTACTTAAATGGTCTTATGGTTGGTAACACTAATAGTGGAGACAAAAGTGCTTTTATATCTACATCTAGTGTGAGAATAACAACAAACTATGCAGGAGGTTCTTCTGCCAGAGAAGATAGAAGTATTGTGAACACACAAATTTGTGGAGATTTAGCATAATGGCAAGTATATTAAGAGTAAACACATTAACAGATGCAAGTAGTAATAATAGTATTGCTACGAGTTTTGTTGCAGGTGGTAGTTCTAAAGCATGGATTCATTTAACAGGTTCTGGTACTCCAACTGCTGAAGATTCTTTAAATAATTCAAGTGTAACAGATGGTGGTACTGGGTTATTTACTTTTAATTTTAGTTCTAATTTTGGAAACATTCATTACTGTGCTGCTTCAATGGCAGGTAATGCAGGTGAAACCACAGATGGAAGACATCAAATGCCAAATGCTGAATTAACTGCAAGTGCTTTTCAAGTTAGAAATGTTTCTGGCACAAACAGTGTAGCAGATGATGCAAATATTTTTATAATATTTCACGGAGACTTAGCATGAGTAAAGCAGCAGATTTAGCAAGATTTATAGGAAGTGGTAAAGCAGGTAAAATTATAAAAGTAGAAACTAAAATTATATCTGCGTTTGGAGATACCACAGTCGCTAGTACAAGTAGTTATAATGATGTATCAGGAACTGAAGTTAGTTTTTCAAGAACTTTTGCAGATAGTAAAATTTTGGGACTTTGGAATTTAAAAGTTACTACAGGTTTAACAATAAGTTTAAAGTTAAATAGAAAAATAGGTAGTGGCTCATATGCTGTTGTAAATATTGGTCAAGGGGTAGGTCAAACTGATGGTGGAAGAACCTCAAAAGAGGGAGTTTGGGGAAGGCTATATAATAATACAAATACAAACGCTATGGGGTATGGTATTCATGCACAGCAATATACTTTTCTTGATGAAAGTGGAGAAGGATTAACTGATACAACTGATCCAATTAGTTATAAAATATCAATTAGTGGCTCTGGTACAAGTCATAAATTAAGTTTAAATATAGAAAATTATAGTGGCACAAATTATGATAGAGTTACAGAATCCTCAGTAACATTTATGGAAATAGCTGTTTAATAAGAGATAAATATGACAACAATAAATGATTTAATTCAAGAAATAAATGTAAAAAAATGGAATAATACAGACGCTTTAGGTCAATTAAGATTAGTTAGAAATGTCTTGTTAGCTGAAACAGATTGGATGTCTTTACCTGATGCACCAACAATGTCTGATGCTTGGAAAAAGTACAGACAACAATTAAGAGATATTACCAAAACATACACAAGTATGTCTGACAATGGGTTCTCATTTCCTACTAAACCAACGGAGTAAACATGGAAATAGATGCAATGTTATTTTGGAATGTTATCCTTACATTAGTCGTTGTACCATTTGGTTGGGCGTTCAACAAGATGTTTCAAGAGGTAAAAAGATTGCAGATACTACTAAATAAAACTCGTGAAGAGTATGCTAGACGAGATGATGTAAAAGAAGACATGGATAGAGTCATGGCCGCACTACATAGGGTAGAAGATAAAATAGATAAAATGTTGAGCAGAGATAGATAATGGTAGCACTCATAAGAACAGATGAAGAATTAGAAACTGAAGTTAGTAAACAGGCTGCTAATGTAAGTGAAACTGTCCCTACAGTCACTGCATCATTACAAGATGCAACACAAGTTGATGATTTGTCAAACATATCGATAGGAGCTACAACTCCAACGGCTGCAACAGAGACAGCAGTGCCTACAAATATACGACCGACTGCTCCTGTCTCAGAAGCAACTGGTCAAGTGGCAACAACGACTCAAATTAGTCCTTCAATCACATCTATGGATGCTGCACAAATAGCTCAACGTGATCAAGGATATATTGAAGATATACCACAAGGCACAGTTAGTGCAGGATCACAAGCAATAGCACCAACTCAACAGCTTGACGAAAAAGCAACCACTAAATATCAATTAGAACAATTATTATCAAGTCTAGAAGACGGCACTGAACCTCCTGCATGGGCATCTCCTGCTATACGTAAAGTAACAGCTATAATGCAATCAAGAGGTATGGGAGCATCAAGCATGGCTGCAGCGGCAATGACTCAAGCAGTTATGGAATCAGGTATTGTTATAGCGACTCAAGACGCTAATAAATACGCAACAATACAATTACAAAATTTATCAGGACAACAAAAGACTGCTTTACAAAATGCTTTGACTTACGCATCTATGGACAAATCAAATCTGTCAGCTAGATTACAAGGTGCAGTAACAAATGCACAAGCTCTTTTAAGTGTAGATATAAAAAATTTAGACTCACAACAAAAGTCTGATTTGGTGTCTTACAATGCTTTAACTCAAGCATTATTTAAAGATGCTGCAGAAGACAATGCAAGACAACAGTTTAATGCAAAAAATCAATTACAAGTTGATCAATTTTTTTCTGAATTAGAAGCACAAATAGAAACAGCAAATGCTAACAGAGTATCTGCACTTTCTCAATTCAATGCAGGCGAAGCCAATGCACAAAATCAATTTAACGCTTCTATAAAAGATGCAAGAGATAAGTTTGACGCTAATATGCAATTTGCAATAGATCAGTCAAACGTACAGTGGAGGAGACAAGTCAATACTGCAAACACAGCTTTGCAAAATGAAACAAATAGAATAAACGTGCAAAATCAGTTCAACGCAAGTCAAAATGCACTCAATAATATTTGGCAAAAATATAGAGACAATGCTTCTTGGAATTTTCAAAAGTCAGAGTCTATGTTACAAAGACAACATGAAATAGGTATCATGGCTATGGAATTTGCTAATTCTAAAGAAATATATGACAAAGAACAAAAAGATAATTTAGCTTTAGGTGTTGGTAACTGGATTGCTGCATGGATGGGAGCTAGTTAATTATGGAAATTTTTGGATTTAGTAACATGTTGGGTACAGGTTTACAACTTCTTGCAGCATCACAGGGCAGTAAAGTACCTTCTTTGGGAGGAGATGCAGGTCCTGCAGAAGGAATAGGTTTTGCAACAAAACTAGCAAAAACATTTCTATCTTCACAAAAAGGTAGTGCAGGAAAACTTGGAGATGCTCCTTTTCAACAGTCTGCAAGTATTGAAAGACCAGAGGGGTATTATTCAAAGTTTGGTAAAGGAACACAATCTCTTAGCACTCCTCAAGCAAAGGGTTTAACTTTTGATAAAGTACCTCAATTACAAACAGCAGTAGCTAACCTAGTTCAAAACGCACAAAATGCACAAATGCAACAACTTATGCAAACATATAATGTGCCAGTAACAAAAGCTGTTAATCAACCAAGAACACAAGTCGAACCTGCTAGTTTAAGAACCATAGGAATAGGAGCTTAACGATGGAAATTATGCCACCAGTAGGAAGCATTGAAGCAAAAGATCCATTAGCTGTTGCACCCCCCGGTCATTCTTTAACAGAAGACAATAGTAAATGGGCATGGGGAAAACCACCAAAGGATGTAGATCCTGAAGTTGTTTTACAAAAAGCAATAAATGCACTTGAAAATCCTGTAGTTAGAGATGAACTAATAAAACTTTTTATGGTGGGAGTATCTGTAGAGGTCATGGTAGAAGGGTATTTGTTACAAGGCTTTCAAGAAGGTAGATTTACACCAGACGTTGCGTTACTGATAAAAGCTCCACTAGGTTTATATATAGCCAACATCGCAGAAGAAGAAGGCATACCTTATAGATTATTTGAAAATGCAGATGCTCTTGAAGAAGGTAAGATGCAAGACGAAACTTTCTTTAGAATGATGAAACAAAATAATCCAGAGATGTTTAATTATGTAAGAGAAACTGTAAATGAGGGTATAAGAAGAGGTATTATGCCACAAGAAGAAAATTTTATTAACAAAAAAGAAGGGACAAAATAATGGCCGCAGGTTTTGCTTTAGCAGCAGGACTCATTAAAGGGTTCACTCAAAATATAGGTAGAGAAGCAGCTCGAAGAGAGAAAGATGACGCACGATTAGACAAGTTGGAAGAAATGCTTTTTGCATCTATGCTCAAACCTGTAGATGAAAGACCGGGTGCTGATGCCATAAATGCCATACAAGATACTTTAAAAGGTGCTAGATCTGTACAGGCTGAGAGAAAAGACATAAATATATTTGGAACTCCCGGTAAACGTATTGATCTTGATTTGATGAAAACTGCTAATTTATTGAATGAAGTACAAGGTGGTACGTTGAACTTTGGTGGTTACAAAATGCCTGTCAGTAAATTATATGGAACTAAGGCTCTTTTAAATAAACCTTTTGAACAAGGTCAAGAGTGGCTTCGTGCTGTTAATGTTCATTTAAATGATCCTCTTAAAAAATTAATGTTTTTTCAACATTTAAAGGGTAACAAACAAGCTATGAATATGTTTAAAAACGAGTACGCACGACATTCAAAATTGTTTTTAAATGGTTACACCAACACTTTTAGTAAACAAGGAGACGCTAATAAAGCGTATACTACAGTGTTAGATAATTTTAACAATTTTAAAGACGTTGACAGTCTTGTTGGTAATATACAACCAAGTCCTATAGATGTTGTTGTAAACCATGAACTATTAGAAGGCACTAAGCCTACAAAAGGACAGGTATATTTTAAAGCAAAAAATGCTCAAGGTTTAAATGTAGCCACACCATTTAAATTTACAGGGCCAAATGCAGATAAAGATTATGCAGCTTTGAGTAGCATAACAAAAAGATTAGGGTACAAAAGACCTTCAGACTTTGTTTTTGATTTTCAAAACAAAATGCCAGAATTAAAACTAGCAGACGGTGAAGATCCATCTACCATTTACACTTATATATTTGACGCAATAGAATTAGAAAAGATGAATTTTTCAGGCATAACAAGAGGTGATGCAGACGTTAATAATATAGCAAAATTTTTAGTGGATAGATATGGAGATAATAGATATAAAATGGCATTGGCTGTCTCTCCCTTAATAGGAACTATAGATAATTACAGCCACTTTCAGAGAATGAATGGTAACATAGTTCCGGGAATGGATAGAATAGCTGAAATAGAAAAAATATTTAACTTGGGTAAAAATGGTGTAGTTAAAATAAAAGACAACTACAGAGATGCTATAGATGTTAGAAACAGTATACAAAAGTTAATAGATTTAAAAAAGAAATCGCCTACAGGAGCAGGCTTTGTTCAATCAGCCGTAGGAATAATAAGAGGTATATTTGGAAAAGGTGGTCAAATAGATCAGGTGGGAAACTTATTACGAGGATCAGCAGGAGGTGAAGATTTTGATGTAGAAAGAGGTAACAGAGCCGTTGCTAATTTTCTTGAAACTTATGGAACAGATAGTCCTAGTGAAACATTAGGTACAATAGATTCTTTAGTTATTAGTCTGGCTGCAAAAATGGCTCGTGCAGTTGATCCATCTGGTAGACTTTCTAACCAAGACTTTGAAGTTCAGTTACAAAGATTAGGAAGTGCAGGTTTATTTAAAGATATCCCTAGACAATTAGCTTCTTTACAAGAAACTTTAGGAGACTTTCAAAACAGAGTAAACAGACTAAAAGTTATAAATGACATCATAGACGGTAGAGGTGTACAAGGAGTTAGAATAGATTTAACCGATACAGAAAGAAGACTACTGTACGCTGATAAACAAATATCTACTATAATGTCAAATGCTAGACCTGATGTTGTAAGTAATATAGCAAGTCAAACATTTAGTTATTCAAAAGCAAAAGATGAAGGAAGAATACAAACAGCAACAAACTACGTAGGTCCTAACGGAGAAGATGTAGAACTTATGTTTGATCGAAATGGAAATCAAGTTCTAGGACAGTTTTTTATAAATGGTCAAAGAGTTAAAAGAGATCAAATAGCCTTTTTACGATCTATACCAAAAACAGCTTTTGATATGCCTGATGATCCACAGGGAGAAGCAAAGAGTAGTTTACTACCTACACCTGCAAGACCTTTGCAAAATCAGCAGAATCAAAATCAACAAAATCAAAATCAGCAAAATCAAAATCAGCAAACTCAACTTGGACAATATCCTAAAACTTCAACTGTAGTTAGATCTTTGGGTAATGGAAAATTTATTATAAAAGATTCTACTGGACAAAATGTTACAGTAACAAAACAGAGTGACGGTTCATATTCTGCAGAAGGTACTACATGACAACAGCACAACAAAAATATCAAAAGGTACAACGTAAATTAGAGGGAAAAGATAAAGCAAGTGAATTTGCTAATGTCCCAGTTGGTATAGCAGATATTGTAGATCCTAGAGTAAAAGGATTAAAAGCTCCTACTATAGATGATATACTTAATCGTAAAACTAATTTGATAGGTGAAGAACAACTAGATTTTAATTTAGTGGATAGAGCCATAGGTGGAGATAATAACGCAATTGATACTATTGTTGCTAAAATAAATAGTTATAATACAAAACAATCTCAAAAACCACCAATAGCAGGAGTAATTCGAGAAGATACTGGTGGATTAAAAATCACACAAGCTCCTGAAGGTTTAACAGAAACTCAAAAAAGTGATTACAAAGACTATCAACAAAACAGAATAAGAATATTTAATTCACTTAAAGGAGCAAAAAGATCTGATGGCTCACCTATGTTTGCCGATGAAAAAGTTATTAATCTTTTGACAAAGTATTACTCCAGTGGAGAATTTTTTAAAGAAACTTACAGACAGCTTGCAGAGATACCTCGTGCAATATCTCAACTACCATCACTAGCAAGCATGGGATACAACGCTGTGTCATCAGGTCTTGTTGCTATGGGTGATAGTACATATGCAGATGAATGGGCAAAACGTAAACCGGGGATGGCTTATACTAACGCTGTATTAAAAAATCTTTATAATAAATTTGGATTAAATACTACTTTTGCTGAGTCCATAGATAAAGAAATGACTAAAAGATACATTCAAGATGAAGGACAGAACGTATATAATTTTTCATATAAAGGTCCTAATCCTACTGGTGGTGAAGATTTAACTTTTAGAGTAATTGATGAAGAACAAGGTAAATACCTACTAGACTATGGTTTTGGAGATCTACCTTATTATGAACAATTTGGTGAAAGACTTTTTGAAAATGCTTTATTTAGTGTACCCTTTGCAAGACTAGGTTTAATGAAGGGTGTTAAGGATTACAAATTTGTACAACAATTAAGAAAAAATCAACCTAAAAAATACACTACAGACATGACGGATATTGAAGTTTTAAGAACTTACAAGTTAAATAAAGCTTCGACAAGATTCGGAAAACAATGGGTTGAATGGACAAGCAACATGGGAAGAAGATTTAACATGCAGGGCAACGTAGGAAATTACACAGGTAATTTAGATTACAATGCAGCTTTAAAATCAAATAAAAAATTGTTGGAAAAAAAACGAGAGGAGTTTCTCATAGCTTTTAATAAAAGAAAAACTCCTAAAAATAAAATAGATGAACTAAGAGGTGAATTACAAAATTTACAAACCGTTCGTAGTCAACTACTTCTAAAGTCTTTAGGAACAGGAGACAGATTCACAGTGGGTGTTTTAGGTGCTGAATTGCCTATAGCTTTTTATCAATCAACAGCAGGATATTTTCATAATCAATTGGGCGTGTCTCGTGATGTGGCAGAGCTAGGTGGAATTGTCACAGGCATCACAGGAGGTCCTCAATGGTTGTTACGAAAAGGAGCAGGACTAGCTAGTAAAGTTTCTTCTGTAGTTCTTGGGCCTGTTAATTCTATCTTTTATGATACTGCAAAATTTTTTGAAGATGCTATGAGTTTGCCGTTTGATATAAGTAACAAAGCATTAGAAAAAATGTTTAATAGACCCTTTTCTGCAGGTCTTAGAGGAATACTTGTAGATAGAAGATTTGATGAATTATCCAAAGTTTTAGGCAGACCTTTAAGTAGCTCTGAAACTAAGTCTTTTAATACTTTAGCTACAGTTATGAAAGAAATGCCTATAGAACAAAGAGAGAGTGTTTTTAAGGCTCTTACAGATTACAAAAATACTAGGGCTAAGATATTAAAAATGTTTGATGAAGGAGCAGAAAGAGATGAAGCTGCAGAAGTATTCTCTTTAACGTTTGCTCACGCAAGTGGATTAGCACCTCTCATGGCAATAGATAGATTATCTGCTGTAAAAATAAATCCTAACAATCCTGATTGGAAAAATTTAGCAGATCAACAATTAGAAGCAGAAAACATAATGTCTATAGCTGAATTGGGAGTAAGTAAATTAATTAAAATGATTCAGAAAAAAGAAAAAATGAATCCTCAAGACAGAGCTTTTGGATTGGCTTTTTCAAAAGGTATGCAAGAAGCAGTTGATGGTCACAAATTAAAAATGGCAGAAAGAAGGCAGGGTTTATTAGATCTTATGAGAAGTTATGTTGATGATCAATTGTCAAATCCTAATGTTCCAGTGCCAGATGATGTGATAACAAAAATACATGAGCATAATCTAATGATGCGACCTGAGTTAATGGAAAACGCAAATTTAGCAAGGGAGTCTTTGCAATCAACTATAGGTAAACTTAGAGAATCTTTAAGTAAAAGATCTGAATTAATACAAAGTTATAGAGCAAGTGATGACAAAAGTTTTCAAATGGGAAGACTTATAGAAGATATGTATGACGCACACATTGAATCTAATTACTTGTTAGGGAAAAGTTTTTACAAAAAAGCAGAGGATATAGCTGCAAACAGTGATCCAGTTGATGTAACTTCTATAGCAGAAAAATTAGTTATGCAAACTCAAGATCTTCAAAAGGCTGACTTAGGTTACTTCTTTTCTAGTAAAGGTAGATTTTTTCAAGGCAAAATAGGTAAGTTACAATTAAGAGCTTTTAACAGCATGGCAAAAAGAGCTTTAAATAGAGCAGGGATGGATGATAAATATATTGAAGAGTTAAGACGTTATTTTGGCACTGCTAAAGATCCACTTGATGCTGCAGTAGGTGAAAACGCAAGTATTATGGAGATAGCCTTACATCTTAGAAACAATGGTCTTGTTGGAATAGATGGTAAAAGACAAAAATTTAATGTAAATCCTTTTCAAGCATCTCCTTTTGAACTTGAAGAAATGAGAAGATTTTTTGTAGGTTTAGAAAACAAAGCAAAAGATGATGGCATAAAAAAACTATACACTGGTTTTATAAAAAGAATAGATGACTCTTTCTCTACAAATCCTGCATTGAATAGTGCTATACAAGAAGCAAGAGACAACTACAGAGATTTAATATTTGATCCTAAAAGACAAGGAAGTGTTGGTGAACGTATAGAAAACTCAAGGGTAGGCCCAGAAAGAATCATATCAAAAAAAGGAGTTAGTGAAGACCGTTACAGATTTCAATATGTAAAAGGCAACTCACCTGAAGAGTGGCATAAAGATATAGCAGACTCTATAGATGCTGTTACTAGAGGAGATCGTAACGCAGGAAGAGCATTAAAGAATAAAATTCAAGAATTGGAATATTACTGGGCAGATAGAGGGCCTACAGGTGAATTAGTCTTTGACACAACTACTTCTCATGGTGCAGCCAAACTTAAAAATTTACAGGACTTATTAAAAATGCAATTCTATGAACACTGGGGTACAATGAGAGAAAATTTAGTCAATCAAATTGCAAAAGGTTTTAATAAAGATAATAATTACGATGCTTTAACATCTCCTGTCACTGGTAATTTAACTTTTCGTAATATAGAAAGATTACAAGAGTTAAACGAGGGTGGTACATTTGACGTTACTATTTTAACAAAAGGTAAGGATGGACAAATTAGAAAAGAAAAAGTACAACTTTTAGATCTTGAAGATATTATTGCTGCAGATAATGATATAACAAACTTATTAGAGTTAAGTAAAACAGCTAGAGAAGAATACGCAAAGTTTGCTAAAGAGTTAAACAACGCCCAAAGTGATGTGATGAAAAATGCACAGGAAATAGCTAATTTAAGAACAAATAGTGTTAGAGATTTAGACAAACTTGTTGAAACTAAAGACCCTGCTAAATTTTTTGAGACTGTTATATCTCAATCATCAGTTGACGATGTTATAGACTTGAGACAAAAATTTGTATTGAATAAAGTAAATTTTCACAAAGCACAAGGGGGATCAATGACCCCCAACGATTTAAAACAAGTTGAATTACAAGCTGAGTTAGAATTTAAAGAAGGTATGATATATTATATAACTCAAGGATTATTGGATAGAGCAGGTATGTCCAAAAGCACAGTAAAAAAATTAAAAACACTTGATGGTAGTATAATGCCACACACTGAAATGACTAAAGCTGCTCAATTTTTTGCTGACATAAAAAACGACAAAAATCAAGAAATACTACAATTATTTTTTGATGATCAGCACATAGAATATATAGAAGATTTAGCAGATTTTATGCTATCAGCTTCTGGAGCTTCCCAAGTAAAGTATGGTGCTACAGGTGTGATAAGAAACATATCTCCAAATGAATTAATAAGTAGAGCTTTTAACTTAGCAAGAGGTATGGTCGGTTTACCGTATGTTGGTGCTGAACTAGGTGTGAGACTTGCAGCATCTAAAAATATTGAACTCATAGGATTAGCGTTGAGAAATAAAGACGCAGCTTTAATTATAGGTAAATTGTTAGAAGATCCTAAAAGTGTCAGTCTTGAAGAAGTAAAAACATTCGGAACTCTTGTAAAAGGTCACATTGCTAACGAATTACTTACTAGAGGTGTACCAAATGTAAACGCAGAATATTTACCTCAAGACGAAATGAGAAGATATGAAAGACTAACAAGTGTAGAATTAATGGAAAATAACCCACCTGACAATACATCATTTGCAGATGGAGTGCTAAGTAATATATACAAATCTTTTACAGGAGAAGAAAGTGAAGCAGTACAATAACGGACAACGACCAACTAAGATGTATGGTGGTGGTATGGCAATGCCACGTAAACCAATGCAAATGGGTGGACTTGCTCAACAAAACAGAACAGAACAAACACCTATGGCAAAGAACAGAGGTATGGGCATGACCGAACAAAAGAAGTACGGTATGGGCATGAACTTAGGTGGTGCTATCGCTAAGTTTGAAGGTAGACAGAAAAAAGCTTTAGGCACTGAAGCTAAAAGTAAAAAACTTACTGGTAAGAAAAAAGAATTGGCTGCCATGTATGGTAATCCTAATGAAATTACTCGTGGTGATATAATTACTGCGGCCAAGAAAAAAGCAAAAACTTAAATATAGTTTCTCGTACCATTCATTATCTCATCACCCATCTTCCTTAAATAACGAAGTAGTGACGCAACTTGACTTGTGCCAGTATACATGGGCAGACCTGAATTAAGTTCTCTTTCTAAATCTTCTGGTTTTACTGCTTCGTAATTCATCTCCACATTTCCATCTTTATTTAAAAATGCTTCGATAGAAAATAACTTAGCTTTTACTTTACTTTTGAATTGCATGGATAGGACTCAACTTATCTATTCTTAGATTGTAACAATCGGCTCTAAACACAAAGCCGTTGTCTTGATCGATGTCCCCTTTTCTATATAGGGTAGCTCTGTCGTAAAAATCTTGCTTAGATATGCTACCCAATATCCAAGCTTTACTCATATCAGATAAAACTCTGACGAACACATACGTATCACAATCTTGCTTTGTACCATGAAGTGCGACAGAACACTCATAGTAGGGCAGAGGTTTAGTGTTGCAACGTTTAGTCTTAACATCTATACGTTTCCCATCTTTAACAAGATCATAATCGTATGTGCTTATCTCATCAGCATTAATACTATCAGCAACGACTACCTCGCCTATCGCACCTATAACGTTTCGTGTGCCACCTGTAATACTTCCCTGCAGTATGCCTACAGAAGAAGCCTTTTCCCTCGCACGGCTCATATAATCGCTGTTAATCTGTATCTCTGTAATCACGATGCACCTAAGTCCACGACTTCGCAGGCATCTGCAGTGCATGCCAGTTCACGAGATCCAGTTGTATTATCTTCCTTTTCAAAATCAGAAAACTTAGACCAGTCTAACGTTGACGGAACTTTCTTGTTCCACTCGTTAAACTCTCTTGCATCTATATCTTGATAAGGTGCTTGTTTGTAGGTGTGATCACTATGGGGAAGAAAGGACACCCCAGATGATATATCAAAGTTCTCATACACCCACGCACCAACTTCCATCCATTCTTCTTCCTTTACAGTAATCGTAACAGATGGTTTGTGTTCACACCAGTAGGTTGCATATAACTTCCATAACTCTAGTTGTTCTACTGCACCCATCTCCGTTCTGGTAATCGCACCACTTGGTGATCTCATTGGAAATGAAAAGACAGTTACGCTATCTGGCTTCATTACGTCTGGCTCGTTAGGTATGCCTTCCATTTTCATAAACTCTGTTAGGGGATCTTTGTTGTCCCCACGTACGGTTCTTATATAAAAATCATTGTGTCTAGCGTGTATACCTGACGCAGCATCTACAAGTTGAGATACTGTGCCACTTGGCTTGACACAAGTTATAGCAGTAGATTGTGGTATGCCTATTGCTTCAGCATACTCTCTATTTGTATCTATTGCCATTTGTTTCATATCTTGTAACCATATCTTTGAATCAGTCATCTTAGACAGTATAGGATGATCCATGATACCAGTCAAGGAAACTCCTAACAATCTTTCATCTTCTGTATTCTTCTTCCAAATCTTACGTATGTACTTGAGATCAGTTAGGGTAGATTGGAACGTACCCAGTATGGTTGCAACACGTACTTTACTTCTTAAAGTAGCAAGGTCATCTGTTTCTCTTAC